ATGGCTTTCTCCTGTATATTTTAAGGTTTTAATCTCTGGCAAATTGTATAACTGCTCAGTTAATTGATTGTGATTGGAATTTGTTGGTCTGTAAGGATTGAACACGGTTTTGTTTACCACTTTATCGGGAGAAGATTCAAAGCAAGCCGATAGCTGCCGTGGATTAAAGCCTCTAGCGGCTAAAGCATTAGGATTATCAGCAGTAAATCTAGCCTCATAAAGAGGAACTACGGGGGTAGTGATTGAGTCGGCACTTTGAATTGTTAAATCGACTCGAATCAGTATCTGTTTGTTGAATAAATCTAGATCGTACAATAAGGCGACTCGCCTAACTTTCCGATACCTCGCTGTTGGTTTCGCTGACATTTATCGTGACTTCTTTGCTTTCTTGAATTACCTCAAAATTATTAACAATTATCCCTTGTCGCAGGAAATCAAAAATCTCATCGGCGCAAACACCCTCTAACGCTGATTCAATCGATCCTAATTGAGATTCGTTCAAAACAATCAAAGAAAAACTGATCGATCCTTTGATTACATTGGCTTTCATATCAACCTCCTAAAGTAAAAATCATTGGAAATCAACTCACCTTCTAATCCCACGGAAATAATTAAAGAATTAGCGAAAATATCAGCAAAAAATTGATCGTAATTGCTACTACCCGGACTGAAAGGCAAATCTACATGAAGAAAATCAGTAGAATTGTAGAATAATTTGGAGTATCTAATTCTGCCTAAAGGAAAATCGCATAAATTAAATCGCGGTGGCACAATTTCAACATGAGATTTATAAACTTGAGGCAAATAATCAGCATCAAAAACTTCATCTGTGGCTAATCGAGTATTATTGACTACGCTATAAACTTCTAGCTTGATTGATGCCAAGCTTAAGCCTAAATCGCTTTGATAAGTCCCTCGATAAATCGCCATACCTAGCTATCCGAACCGTATAGACCTTTGTAGTTTTGCTTTTCTAGTCTTGAGATTTCTGCCACTAATTCCTCGTTTTTTGCCACTAATTCCTCAATTGTTTTTCGCATTTCTGAGATTTTTCTCTGCAATTGTTCCAGTTCATCAAAAGAGTTGCTCATGATTATTCATTAAAAAGCAAGTGAACATTTTTAACAGATTCCCCTCGATAACCCACGCAATAAGCACAAGGTGCGATCCCATCAATTTGAGATTTAATCGTAGCTGCCGATTTGTCCGAAACGATCGCATTTCTATTTACCCTTCGAGGCTTTGAAGTGGCGTTTTCGCCTGATTTTCGGGCTAGTGCTTGAATAATATACTTTCGTGGAGAAATTCCAAGCGCACGTCCACTACAGATTCCTCCTCCTTCAACAGCTACATCACTTAAAGCCGATTTTTGGCAAGCATTTAAAGCGGTGGGTGCTGTTTCAATTCGCGTACTTAATCGTAATTGTCCAGACGCTTGAATATCGGGAGTATAATCAAAAGATACTGATTCTTGTACTTTGGCCGAAGGAATATCAGTAAAAGGCGAAGTTCGGAAGGTCGCTCCGGTAAAAAAAGTTTGAGGAACTAAATTCCAACTTTCCCCTTCTAGATCAATGCAAGCCGCATTATTTGATTTTAAAAGTAATACTGCCTCTTCAATATCGGCAGTTTCGCGAGAAGCCAAAGGGAATCGATGAATATTGCCATTAGTAAAAGTGGCAATCAAAGCGCGAGGGGTGAATAAGCCGACAGCACCGCAATTTACTTCATTGGTTCTAGTAGCATAAAGCTGCTGAATGACCGCGGCCGGGACATCATCTCCAAACTTAACATTTAAATTTGGATATTCATTGCCAAAGTCATCGTTATAAGTACCGATCATCCGACTTGAATTTACAAGAGCCATAAATCAATTCTCCTTATTGTATTACAAAATTTAAATCAAGATTGTCCGATTGCGTGATGCTTTGTTGAAAAGTAATAGAATAAGTAATTTCAATTGCTACTTTTCGATCTGGTAAAGCATCTATTTTTGGCGTGCTTGCTGATTTTTTAATTATTGCCGAAGGAATAGAAGCAGATCGAATAGCAATGTCTTTGCTATAAATCAAATATCGAAAAAAGGCACTGAAAAAAGAGCGATTATCTTCGCTAATTTGATAGCCTTCTGGATAAATATCCTCAAAAGGAATAATCAAATTATTGTTTTTCCCTGCTTTTCCGAATATTTCTTCTAATCTCAAGCCTCCTATCCCATTAGGGGGAAGCGCAAAATCCGATAGGGTATTTTTTAATAAATCCCCTTGTAAAATGTGGGTTAGTGCATAGGTGGTGTTGATAATATTGGGGTAAGGAGTGGTCTGAGAAGGTTTCGCAGGTTTTTCCAATCCCAAAACTTTTACAAAAGGAGTAGCGCAAATTAGCTTTAATAAAGCTAAAATAGCTTTTTGCCTATTTTTTGGATTATCTTCCCAGTCGGCCTCTTTTAATCCGTAATCTTTTAAGGAGATTAGGGGGATTAGCACCGAGTTGGGGTTGTAGGATTGGCTGGAATTGCCCTGAATAAAGATCATGCTTGCTCACCTCTCGATACTTTTAGCTTAGTAGCTTTTTCACGAGAGGGCAAACACTAGCCCAGAGTAAGAACATGTGATGTTACTACACACAACCAAATTCTAAGTGATAATTTATCTGATCGGGGCAAAGTTCGCAAATGTATAGCCTATTTTTACAGGAAGTCACCGCAATCCATTTTCTGCGAGCAAAGTATAAAACCTGATCGTAGGACACAAATTTAGAAGCTTGATAATCTTTGATAGGTATACACACCGTCACCCCGTGCGGATTAGTAATATCTTTTTGATGCGGGCGATAAGCAAATATCGATTTTTTTTTAGTTCTAAAAGGATGAGCGTACTTTCCCCCGTAGGAGTGATACCCATTCTTGTTTCTCGATGTTTTAGCCATTTTTGGGTCTGTGCCATGAATGCACTTTTGTGAAATTTCCTTCATTGTAAAAGCCATAGCAGACTTTTTTAAGAATTATTTTTTTACCTACGTTGACAATCGGAACCGTGCTATTAGCGACCATAGGAAAACGAGGATTGTCATTGTTTCTAGGCGTATCTTTACTTAAAGCCACCATTTGATTAAAAAATCTATTAGCTTCGGCAACATTTAAAAACCATCCTTTAACTAAAGGTTCTCGGTTATTTTCTTCTGAATAATAGCTACCGAATTGTTTGCCGATGATTTTATAAATTGGCTCAAAGTATTCATTCCAATAATTACCCGGAACTCGCAGGGCATCTATAGGATTTCTCAATTGAGTATGATTCTGGTAGGCGGAAACTTTTGGATTTTCTTCTAACACCCAAGAAAATAATAAATAATGCCCCCGCGTCGTCAGGGGAAGGGACGGGTCTGGTAGCAATATCATACAATCATCTTCATCAGCAGGACAGATTTTTTTCTGTAGTAAAACCACTTGAGAATTAACTAATTGTAAAGCTTCCATAGGGCTATCAAGGGTAATCTCTCTTTCTCGATAGCCTCTCTCTTTTTCTTCTGGCGTGGCATCGGGAGGACAATCCGGCCCATTTGGATCAGTGCAATCAATACAAATAATATCAATAAAATCAAATTCCGGGGGGATCGGAGGTTCTTCTTCCAGTAAATCCTTGATTTCTTCACAACATTCTAAAATATTTTCGGTATTATTATTAATAGTTGATGCCAAATTTAAAATCAAACTCACATTAACCGATGTGGTATTAGTTGTATTTAAAATTAAATTTAGATTAGACTGAATATTTGCAAGCAAAGCATTTACATTAAAAATACTTGAACTGATATTATTAACCGTTGACTGAATGCTTGAAATCGAAAAAGTAAGAGAATTAATAGCGGTGCTAATTTGAGAAACGCTTGAAATTAAACTAATTATTCGCTGAGAAACAAGCGATAAATCGTTTTTAATCGATAAAATATTTTGATTAGCAGTAATTACAGTAGATTTAACATCTATGACATTGTTGTTGACTATATCAATTTTTGGATTAATTTGATTAGTTAAGTTAAGAGTATTATTAACGTTTGAATTAATTTGATTAGTTAAGTTGAGAGTATTATTAACATTTACTTCAATCCCTCTCAGAATAGGCAAAGTCACATTTAGCCCGTTATCACATTCAAAATCAAGCTTAAGGATTTCATTAAGGATTTCTTGAGATTTGCCAATAGCTTGAGTGTGATTGGTGCTTGCCTGCAAGCTAATCGCACGGCTTGAATTTTGAATCTCATTGATTATTCGTTGAATATCGCAAAGCATGGATACAGTGGTAGTAATGGAACATTTATCGACTCTTAAATTAGCCGTAAGAACACAGGAAATAGGATTAAAAATCAAGGATAATCCGCATCTAATCGGTTTGGGATCAGCAGTATTTCCTTTGTCGCCTTTGTCGCCTTTATCGCCTTTCGGTCCACGTTCCCCGCTAAAGCCGTCGCGGCCGGGGTTCCCGTCGCGGCCGGGTTTCCCGTTTCTTCCATCCTTCCCGTTTCTTCCATCCTTCCCGTTTCTTCCATCCTTCCCGTTTTTTCCGGAGTCTCCTTTATCTCCTTTGTTTCCTTTGTCTCCTTTGTCTCCTTTGTCTCCTTTGTCTCCTTTGTCTCCTTTGTCTCCTTTATCTCCTTTGTTTCCTTTGTCTCCTTTGTCTCCTTTGTTTCCTTTGTCTCCTTTGTCTCCTTTATCTCCTTTTTGCCCGCGCTCACCTTTCGGTCCGCGACTTCCGTCTATCCCGTTTCTTCCATCCCTCCCCGGCTGACCCGGATCTCCCTTAGGTCCTTTAAAAACACAATTCGCCATAATTTATCACATATAAAATATAAATTTCTAAAGGAATAGAACTAGCCGCAAATACAATCATAAGAATTACACCCCGGTTTATATTTGATCATTTTTTTGACACAGCCAAAAGCATCTACACAAGCGATCCGAGTTCCCAATAATACTTTAATGGTAGTTCCCGATGGGCATTGTTCGCATTTTTCCTCACATTTTTTATCAAAGCGAATCCGAGGCGGGGGACAATTGGGATTATCCGAGCATTCTTTAAAAATCAACAGAGAGAAAACATTATAATCTCTCCACACACTTGCACAATGCCCTTCGTATTCAATCCGCAAAGGAGGATCCAAAAAACCTACGATCCATCTACCCACTAATCTTTCATTTTCAGGCCGAAAGTAGCACCTTTCGGGTACTACGATCACTTCTGGGCAAACATCTCTAGTGATTGATAGAATTTCTTGATTGAAAATATCGAATACTTTAAATTCACAGAAAGTTTCTCCTATATATTGAACAATTTCAGCGATGCTTGTCGTTTTGCTAATATTATCAGCTACAGGCGAAGAACGATCCTCAGTGTAACAAGGATTTTGACTTAATTTGTTAGTAGCACTCCATACAACTCTATCGGAAAAAACATTTGGCGCGACTTCTCGGGTAATACCAATAAAAGTGCTGTCTTCCGATGTTGATTTTATATCTGCACCTAAAATTTTACCGACAACAGTATAAGGACCATAAATATCATCAAGGTCGGACCTGTCACCAATGTTCATCTTTTCATTAAAAAGACACGTTCTTATTATCATTTTAACCCATACAAAACCTTGCTGATTATAATCACCATAAATTGTATTTAAAGAGTATCTTTCCCCCGTTATTTCTTGCCAAGCTTCCCCCGGATACCTGTATCGAATTTTTTTAAGCTCCCAAACGGGTGCATTAGAATAAATGCAAACTACCCCCTTTAAATCTATACCCGTAGGCGGCAACAAATCAGGCGGCTGATAGATAGGCGCGGGTTGAGGCGGGGGCAGCCGATTCGGCCCCGGCGGCCGATAGGGAAAGGGCGCCGGAGGACGCAAAGGGGGAAGGGGGGGCTTAATTAGCGGGGGAGCATACGGCATTAGAGATTAGTTGCGGGAGGGCGTGCGGGGGAAGGATCGGGAGCATAGATAGTGGTGGTGATCTGATAAGCCACTAGATCAATTCCAGATTCAAAATTTCCATTATCGAGTCCCTTCCCATTTATTTGAGTCAAAAATCTTCGGCCTGCTGTAATTTTTGTTCCTGTTTGTGGATTCGTATCCGACAAAGTCTGATCGACTAGGCGATAGTTGATCGCCGCAATCCAATCCTCCAAATTATCAGGAGTCGCGCCTATGCTATTAATCGATTGATCAATATCTTCCCAATCCACTACTAAATATCGCTTAGAAGGGGAAAGGGTAATCGCGCTCCCTAATCCCGCTTGAGTATTAGCACCTAAAAATGTAACTGGAACTCCCATTTATACCTCAAATAATTGATTAATTTTTTCTAGATCGAATCGGTAAGTCGGTCGATTTTTATCGAAAGAAATATTTCGATAATGCACACCAAGCTCAAATACTCCGGATCGAATCCATTCTAGCACTTTGTATTTCGATACGCCTAGATTTTCAGCAGTTTCTTTTGTTGATTTCCAGTGAATAGTTATTTTTTCCATTTGATTTTTCCTCTATTTTAATCAATAAATCTGCAGCATCAATCAAATCAGATCGGGATAATCCCTCTAAATTCCCCCCCCCATATCGGGTAATTAAAAAATGCTCTCGCTTGCCCTTATCCCATTCCAATCGATCAAAGATCGATCCAATCTCGCGAATGAGGCCAGCCTCGTAGGATTCCTCGGATTCCTCTACAGGATCAGGATCAGGAATTTTGCCGTTGTTTTGAGATTGAGAAAAGTCTTTATTTTTACCGTTGTCAAGCGTTGTCACCGTTGTAATCCGCTCTGGGACTAGGTTCTGGCTGACAACGCTACCGTTGTCGCTACCGTTGTCACCGTTGTCACCGTTGTCAGGGTCATCTATTATTGCTTGAGAGGGGAATTTTTCGGGGGACTGCCAGACCCTCCGTGCTTTGCCGTCGTATTCAGACTCGCGGCGGCTCCCGATGGGCGTGCAACCTAGAGAAATCAAGCAATCACGGACACGATTGCGGCTCTTAGTATCTATTTTATCAATCGTGAAACTCAAACATTCAAGCAATATCCGCTCAATTGAAAATCGCTGAATTTCTCGATCCATAAGCCAATTTTCGATAGTAGAGAGCCAAATATCGCTGTCTCGGAACTGCTCATTAATTTTTTTGTGAATTTCGTATTGCTCCCGGTCAAGATAACGCGACTCTCCTGCTCGATAAGCCTGTACAGCCGCAGCCCATATCTGATCTCTTTCGGCTCGAAGCTGGTCAGTGGGAACGCGCCACCCTTTGGCTAAAGGAATCACCCAAAACCGACGATCACCAGTGGCATCTTTCAGAAAAGCACTGGGATTAATTGAACCAGCCATAACTGACATCCGGGGATGTTCTATCGACTCGCGCCCGTACTGCCGGACAAAATTGTCTGTCTGCCGGGTTAGGAAATCTTTGATAGCGTTAAAGTCTTGTTTCCCGGTAACTTTATCGAATTCGGCCCACTCCTGGATCCAGCACCGATGGAGAGTCATGAGCGATTTAGCCGATTCCACGTTCGACCCAAAAGAATCATCGAACCACTTCCCACCGAGTACCTTGAAAAATTGAGATTTCCCGGCCCACTGCTCACCCTGTAGGATCAGAGCATTATCGAACTGGCAGCCCGGCTCGAAAACTCGCGCGACGGCCCCGATCAGCCATTTTTTTACCAATAAATCATAGAAAGGATCAACAGTGCCGAAGTATCGCCGCGAGAGATCATCTATACTTATCGGGGGAAGATTGCCCAATCCATCCAAATATCGGCGTACTGGATGGTAAGCATTCTGTTTGGCTTTGTAGAGAAAGCCATTGATGATCATTTTTTCGCTTGCGATCACATTGTATTCATGAAGTAATCGAAATTGCAGCTCTCCAGATAACTCAATCGGCTTACTTTCCCACTCTACCCGTTCGGTCAGCAAATTATATTCTAGATTTTTGATCTGAGTATCGAGAAATTTAGCAAATTGATCTAATTTTTGGCAATGGTAAGGCTGCCCATGATTTTCTAAATATTCAGAAACTTCTAGCCTGTTTTGGATTAGTTCGGAAAATTCCCCCGATCCGTTCAGGGCGATAAAATCATCGATGCCTTTACCACGCTCGAATTCCCAATTGAGGATGGAAACCGTCGCGCCATAATCTTGAAGCTGCTCGGCCAGCTTTTTCAAGGCCGCAGTAACATTATTCCGGACGTGCCAACGCTTATCCTGATCGAAAGCAATTACAAACTCTCGACCCGGCCGAATTAGCTTGTAGATTTCTGGCTTAAGCAATCCATCATCGGAAAAATTGTAAATTCCCGATAGGGCAATCGCTACGCGCCCCTGACTAAGAATAGCCCCGGCTTTTTTAGCCCCCTCAGTAATGATTATTGGGATGGGATTCTCCAGTACCCAATCCCAAAATTTCTGATTTTCCGGGCATTCGGGAAATTTTTCTAAGGCTTTTCCTTCCACTTTCAAAGCAAAAATCCCAGCGCGGCAATTGGGGGGAGCCTCGTATTTTAAAGCCTTGCCTTGATTAAGCTTCGGGCGATCCGGCTTGAAGCATCCCCATTGGGAATCCTCAAGGGTGATCAGATCGATCCCCCCACACCACCAGCCACCGTGATCGAGGTGATCGTATCGCTTAAGCCATTTTTCCCGTAGCCGGCCCGAATTAGTTCGCTCGGATTTATCAAGCCCATAAAGCAGGCGCTCATAGGCATTATCACCACTGCAAGTAATCACATTAGATGCAATTATTTCGGGTAATACGCCAGAATTAAGCCACTCGTTCAAATGCCGATCATCAGGAAGTTTTTCGAGAAGAGATTGCGATTTTTGATTCTTCATGGTATTATATAAAAGTGAATGAAAGACGGATGAAAGCCCTTGCCCCATAACCTGCAAGGGCTTTCTGCTGCTCTAGCGTTTGTGAGACTGATTTAACCAAGTACGCCCGTGTTCGGCAATGTAGGCGTGATACTCGTCTTTGACGCGCCGAAAATTTTCTAAAGAGCGGCGACGCTCCTGCATTGCGGCAAGCCCGCGCCGAAATTTGTACTCCTCTTCTTCTTTTTCGATTTGTTTGTCGATTCTCAATTTTTTAGGCATTTTTACCTCTACTAAAAAGGGATTGCGTTCAGTTCTTCATCGGTCAAATTTTCCAGAACAGAATCGATAGCCAATTGAGAGAAATTCGGGACAGATAGCTTCATCCTCGCCCTAGCCAAAGCTTGTTGATGATCGAATTCCCATAATCTCTGCTCATTCTCCAGAAATTCATCCCAATGCCCAGATAAGAAACAAAAATGAATTCTGGCCGGCGAATTCGGAAAAATCCACGCTTGATATCTGCGATCCCACACCCCTCCAAGGCCGAAGGCTAGGAATCTATTCTTAATAGATCGCTCGGCCCATACGGGAAATCGATGGGCGTAACTTTCCACGAATACCAAAAAATTTCCGATCCTAAATTCTAAAATTTTTCCTTTCATGATGAAAAAGAGGGCGGAAATCCGCCCGTACACATACATCTTGGAGAAAATCGCGAACCCCATAAGCATTAACAAGCCATAGCCATTACCCTCCTTTAGCTTTGATTAACTTCGATTAGAATTAATCTAAATCCCACTCGGAATGCCATCCACAGGGGATTAACGAAACAGGCGATCGCTTTCTTGTCAGGGAATAATCGCCTAGTTTCCACACGGCTCACTTATAACCATTGGTTATAACTATTGTATAATGGAAGCGTTCTCAAAAGTCAAGCTAGATCCTCAAAAAAATATTTTGAAGCAGATTAGACAAGCATTAGGAATGACTCAGGAGGAATTTGCAAGGGCGATCAAAGCTCATCAAGTTTCCGTGGCCAGATGGGAAAATTCGCGAAGCCCTTCCCTTACCATTGCTCAGATCAAGGCTCTAGAGCGAGAAATGGCTAAAATTGGGCTTAGTTTTGCCGATTTGCCCGATGATTTAAATTAATTAAGATTTTCCTGTCATGATCACAGCGACCCGAACGGGTCGCTTTTTGTTGGCATCGTTTGGGAAGCGTTGTCAGCACCGTTGTCAGCACCGTTGTCA